TATTAATATTTACTTTAAACAATATTTACCGTACTTTTTTTTTAAATTGAATTATAATTATTTTTAATATTTTAAAATTTTATAAAACTAGTTTAAAAAAAAATTACGGTATTTATTGTTTAAAGGAAGAATAATAAGGTTTTTAGACAAGTTATATTAAACCTTATTAAAGTAAAAATAAATAATATTAGATAAGTTATATAAAAATAATTATCTCATATATACCATTTGAATACCATTATTTAATTTAATGGTATAAAAGGACATTCCTTTTATTTGTTCTCTAATTCGAAATCGATGATAATTAATAGTATCCCTATTATGAATATAATTATAATTATGAGAGTTTAACCAGTCTTTGCATTGTTTAGGAGTATATAAAGACTTTGGGAATAATATGGCATGGAGTAATGATTTCTTCCCTTCGTCCTTCGGTAGTCGATGTTCTAAAATAGGCATTCTTACTTATTTTATTATTTTATTTTATTATTATTTTTTAATATAACTTATCTAATGATTATTAAATCATTTTTAATTTTTTTAATAATTTTTTATATTCGTTTATTTTTTGTTTATATTCTTTTATAACTAATTTTATATCATTTACAGTATAAAATGTATATGACATATAAATATTAAATGCTCCATCGAGTTCATCGTATATTTTTCTAAATTCTTCATTTGTATTTCTTTTTTGATTTATATTAGTATTTATTAAATTATTTATTTCGAGAAAACTAATTAATATATCATCTAATTTTTTTTTATATTCTTTTATTTTTTCTTTATTTTTATTTTGTTCATTTGTCTCTCCATTCATAATTTTTTTAATATCTTGATATTCTTTTCCTCCTTTTTTAGGAATACACCACTCTGATTTTCCTTTATTATATTCTTTTAATGCTTGAACCCATTTATTAGGCATTAATCTTAATAAATAACAAGAAAATAAAGGTAATCAATATTTAAAGACATTCATTACATATTTTTTTACCTTTTTTAAAATCAAAGTATTCATTACATTTTTTACATACACGAATGGGATAAATTTTTTTATCATCTTTTAAACAATAAATATTACTTTTTAGATGATAATATATACCACCTTTATCAAAATTTATTTTATTACATTGATCTTCACTAATAATTATATTATCCATTATATATATAAATATTAAATTATTTTATGTATCTTAAACCACCAATATGAATAATATACTTCCCAAGATATGAATACACCTAAACAAATTTTATAAATAATTTCTTTTTTCATTATCTAATTAAATAATAAGATGAAAAATAAAAACCATATTATTATTTCTAATCATTAATTAAAATGAAAGAAGAAGAATTAAAAAGGGTTTCAAACCCTTTAAAAGTATTCGAGAATGCTCGAAGAGTTTACGGGGGTAATACTCAAATATTTATAAGTAATAGGAAAGATAAAAAATATATGATATATAACCCTTTTAATAATAAGTTTGTTCATTTCGGACAAATGGGATACGAAGATTATACGAAGCACGGAGACCAAGAACGAAGAAATAACTATTTAAATAGGACTTCTAAGATTAAAGGAGATTGGAGGAATGATAAATATTCTCCTAATAACTTATCGCGCTTTCTTTTATGGGATGCTTAATTATTTAAGGATAAGTTATATAAGATTATTTAAAAATGAATGAAAATAATTATATTAAATTGATGTCTTTAATCGATGATATTAAAGAAAAAATAACGGACGGTGAATATTTAAATATTTGCAATGCTTTAAAAGAGATAAAAGAAAGCGAAGATGAAAACTTGGATATTTCATTTACATTTGAAACGGTTTTAACTGAATTAAATAATTCATTACTTTCCGATATTAATAGTATTAATATTAATATTAATGATGAACTTGGAACCAGTAATATTCGTGTTTTTCCCACAATTCAAGAATAATATTTATATAACTTATCTAATATTATTTATTTTTACTTTAATAAGGTTTAATATAACTTGTCTAAAAACCTTATTATTCTTCCTTTAAACAATATTTACCGTAATTTTTTTTTAAACTAGTTTTATAAAATTTTAAAATATTAAAAATAATTATAATTCAATTTAAAAAAAAAGTACGGTAAATATTGTTTAAAGTAAATATTAATATAAATATTGGATAAGTTATATTAAGAATAATAATAAGTATTACTAATAAAAAAATAATCATTGGATAAGTTATATTAAGAATAAATAATTAGTAGTACTAATAAAAGAAAAAATAATAGACAAGTTAGATAATTAATTTATCTTTAATAACATTCATTTTTTCAACTAATTCTGCCTTTTTAAGTCTTGTATAATTACTGATAATACATAATCCTCTTTCGTCGAGTGATTTAGAGCATATTTTATTTAATTCTTTAAATGATAATAAGGAAAAATCAATTACTCCTTTTAATTTTGCTTCTTTTCTTTTATGTGATGTAGTTTTCAAATGACTTACATATAATTCATCGGTATATGCAATGAATGATTTATCGCAAATTTTACAATAATGAGTATGATTTATTTTTCTCTCTTCTTTTTTAAATTCAACTTCTTCAAAACAATTAACACAACATAATGCCTTTATTTGTCTTTTATCCTTGGTATATGCTCTTAAAAATGGTTTATTATTTTCATCCTTAAAATGAAAAGGGAATACTTGGTAATTTTTACAAAAGCAACATTTTTTAATAATTGATTGTGGATTATCATTAAATACCTCTTTATATTGCTCTTTTAATTCTTCCTTTTCTTTCTTAATCTTCTCATTATTATATTTATTTATTTTTATTTCCATTTCAATTTTTGCCTTTGCTTTATTTTCATTCTCAATATCTCTTTTTTCTTTACTAACAATTACCTCGATTTTTCTTCTTTCCACGTCCTCTTGCCTTTTTTGCTTCTCTTGCTTATTCTTAATCTTCTCATCATCGATTAATTTTTTATTACTATAAGCAATATGAAGCATATAATTATTATACTCTTCTAAATCGATCATCACAAATTCTCGTCTTACTCCATCGATTATTTCACTAACCATTTTATAAATATTCATTGGTTTAATTAAAACAGTATTCGAAGTAGGATTAACATACTCGATTATTTTATCCTTTTTTAATATATCAGTTATATTATCCCCTCTTTTAATTGCAAATTGAATTAGTAGTTCTTCATTTTCTTTTTCCTTATTATAACATTCGGAGCAGAAATAAGATGCTTCTTCATCAATAGTCCCCACAAACTTGCTATAATATTTTTTATGATTACCCATAATTGAACATACTGAACAACGATAAGACATTATATATTATATAACTTATCTTCTTATATATATTAATATTTACTTTAAACAATATTTACCGTAATTTTTTTTTAAACTAGTTTTATAAAATTTTAAAATATTAAAAATAATTATAATTCAGTTTAAAAAAAAAGTACGGTATTTATTGTTTAAAGGAAGAATAATAAGGTTTTTAGACAAGTTATATTAAACCTTATTAAAGTAAAAATAAATAATATTAGATAAGTTATATTAAAATAATTATTTATATTCTTTTGTATTAATATTATAAACTCCACAAAGTCTTGTAAGTTCTTTTTCTAAGAATTTATGATATTCGAAGCATTTGGAGCAATATATGCAGTTTCCATCCGATGTTCCTTTTACGATCATTTCATTTATTCTAACCTTTCCAAAGCAACATTCGCATTCTTCATAAGTATTCATATTATACTTATATAAAAGATAAAAATAAATCCTTATATAACTTTTCTAATTATTAATTTGTTCTTGCTTCTTCTTTTTATAATATTCTTTCATATACATTCTCGAATATTCCTTCTTCTTCTCCTTATATTCTTCATCGGTCGCATATCGATTATTTTGATATGCTACAACCCTTTTTTTCTCTGCTTCATAAAATTCTGCATCATTATGAATTTTATTTTTATAATAATTTCTTCGATACATTATTATTAATAATAATAATTATTTTTATATAACTTGTTTAATTTTATATCGCATATAACACTTATAATTATTTTCGATAAAAGGAGGTATTAAAATTTCATTACCTTCATTAATTTTATTTTTAACATATTTAAATAATTCACTTCTAATTAATGAATTATAATTCATAAATACATCCCTATTATATCTGCATATCTCCTTTAATCCAAAAGAATTAAAATTATCAACATTTGAATTATTTAATATAATCATTATTTAATTTGAAAATAGAAATAAAAATAATTAAAAATTATGTCTTATATAACTTATCTTATTATAATTTAAAATGAAGGAGGCAATTTATATTGTTTTAATTCTTGTAATTTTAAAGCTTTTTGTTTTGCACTTTCTCTAACTAATTTATTAACTTTATCTCCAAAATTTTTTGCTTTTTTAATTTCAACATCTTCGAGCATATTTTTGAGTGTTTCTGCTCGTTTAACTTTATTTCTTGCAAGTTTTCCTTTAATTGCTTGTTGAATTGTAGTAATTGCTTGTTTTGGATATATTGGAGCATTTACAAATACAGGTTCAAATAATTTATTTTTTAATTGCATTGTTGGTATTTCGTCTTTTGCTAATCTTCGACGAATTGCAGATTGTATTATACTTGCATTTTTATTTTTATCTTCATTATTATTTGATGGTTTAAATTTTAATTTTTTTTGTTGTCTTTTTACCTTTATTTCTTTACTTTTTATTTTTGGTAATTTTGAATAATTTATATTTGATAAACTTAAATTAGGTTTTTTAGAAGTAGAAGAAATAACTTCTGCCGATATATCCGATAATTGTTTTTTTGGTTTTGTAAAAGCAGGAATAATCTCGGATGATATATTTGATAAACTTAAATTAGGTTTTTTAGAAGTAGAAGAAATAACTTCTGATGACATATCCGATAATTTATTTGATCCAGTTGAGGTAGATGCATCTTTCATTAATTTTTTTCCCAATTGTCCATTTTTTTTTACACATCTATTTGTCTTAGGATTAAGAATACTATCTTCTCCACATTCTTTTATTTTTGGTTCCTTTGGTTTTTTTGGTTCCTTTGGTTTCTTCGGTTCCTTCTTTACTTTATTTATTTTTGGTATTGCTTCGAGTGGTGCTTTTCGCTCGATTAATGCATATAACATTGTTGTTTTATTTTTAAAATCAGATTTAGAAGGAGGATACGCAGTCTTATAATATTTATCTAATGCATATCCGAGATCTGATGCTTTATATTGTTTAACATCATATGAAGTTGAACCAAAAACCATTTCTAATATTAGTAAATATAATATATTAATAAAATAATATATTATATAACTTATCTAAGTAATATATAATTTTTTAATCCTTTTCTTGTTATATAATCTTTAAATACTTCTTCGAACTTTAAATATTCTTGTTTTGCTTTTCCTTTGAGTTTCTTTTGTTCAAGATTTGAAAAGTCATAATTAATATTTAATAATTCGTGAAATAATTCGTGCTTCTTATATTTATTTAATGCTTTATTATATATGGTATTATTTCTTAATTGGTCAGTCCAAGCTGCCCTAAGTTCTAAACCATTAAAAGGAAATGACATTTTTTTAAGAACATCTTCGTCGTAATTAAATCGTGATGCTTCTAATTGCCTATTATATAATGGTTGAATAATACCTCTTTTAATTGCTCCTTGAAGTTTACTTATTGCAAATTCTCTTTCATTCATTTCTAATATAATATAACTTTTTTATTATTATTATTATTATTATTATTATTATTAGATTTATATTATAATTACATTAGATTTATATTAGATTTATTTAAATATCTATAATTCTTATAAATCTACCATAGAATGGTAAGAAATCTATTATAAATTTTAAAATTTATAAGGATTATAGAGCATAAATAACATAGATTTATATTAGATTTATAAGAATTATAGATATTTAGACATTTTTTATTAAAAATCTGAAAGAAATCTAATCTTTTATTATTAAATCAACTTCTAATTGTAATGAATTGGGCATTTGTTTAGTTTTCCCATACTTACTTATAACAATTCTTTTATAGGATGATAAATATCCATAATTATTATCATTTTGGAGTACATCATATTCATTTATAATATCATCTAAAATTTTATCGGTAATATCGGAAGAATTATTAATAGTACTTTCGATTTTATGGGATAATTTCTGATATTTATTATAAAGGGTTTTATACGTAATTATTCTATCTTGTAATTTATAATTAGTTGTTAGAGCGATAATGAGAGTATTAGTTCCATTAACGCTAATATTAATCCATTTAATAATATTGCTTTCGATGTCGCTGGAATTTAAACAAGTAAGGATTGCACTTCCTATTATCGTAGGAAGCATAACGACCATATTAATCTTATTATAATATTGGTAATGATAATCGCAAAGGATTGCGGATATGAAGCATCGATCCAAATATGATTGTAATTTATCTTTGATATTATCTGACATCATTTATTATATTTAAATATTTTTAATATAATTAGTTTGAATAACTCCCGTAGATGTTCCCATATTCTTCGCGTCTGCTTTTAATTGTTCCGAATTATTTGAATATTTGGTTGTTAGATACATTTTACGAAGCATTGATGCCCCGATCTTCTTTTTAAAAATACGATTTAAAAGGAGGGTAATCGAATTAGTATTTTTATAAGGTTCGTTTGTCTTTAAATCATTTAAAAGATATTCACCGTCTTTTAATTTAAATGTCTTTATATATGATTGGATGATTAAAAATAAATCATCATTAATATTAATTTCTTGTTTATTATACTTCTTCGCGGTCTTATAATTATTAAAAATGAACATCTTTTTTTTAATATCTAAATAATTAAATTCGTTTGAAAGTTGGTCATTATACTTTGAAACAATTTTTAATAATTGATAATCCTTATTGCGTCGCGGTGCTTGGAGATAATAAAGGGATAAAAGAAGGTAATTTTGAAATGCTTGTTTGTCTTTTTTATAATTATCTTTAACATCATTATAAATCTTTTCTAATTCATCTTTATCGATCCAATTTTTATTTTCAGTTTCGGTCATTGTTGTCTGGTCTTTTAAATTAGTATTATATTCATCAAGAATTTTTGAATATTGATTATAAAGAATTTCGACTTTTTTATTTTTATTATTATTTAAAAAACATTTGAGAACTGATGAGACCGCGATAATATAATTTCTTTGCGTATTTGGTTTATAATCTTTTATAATATCTTTAATATTATCGATGTTATTTAAGAAGTTTAAATTTTTAATTGGTTTATTTTCATTTAACTTCTTCAATTTTGCTTTATAACTATCGAGAGAGGATTTACTTAAATCCTTACATTTAAAAATTTCATCAATATTAAATGACATTAATATATTTATATTATATATACATATTATTTTATCATTAATATTTAAGGATGAATTTAAACCCAATCGACTTTAATTATATTGATGGTGAAAATGTATACCCTCTCCAAGATTATATTGATGATAAAATCAATTATAATAATATTAATAATTTAATGTCAACAAATATAATTATGAATGATAATTCAAAATTAATTAATTGTTTATATTATTCTGATGGTGATTTAATTATTAATAATAGTAATTCTTTAAAAAATATTTTATTTAAAACTTCATATTTAAATGCTAATCCTTCTTTGCCAATACCAGCAAAAATCGATTTTATTGGAAAATTACAAGTATATCACGATTATAACATCCTTCAACCTACTTTTCTCGCTGGTTATTATGATGTTGAAGGAGAAATAATGGCATTAAAAGCAGATGGAATAAATACTGATGCACAAATTACAATTTTAGAAGCGGGAGCAGTTTTCATACAACAAGAAATAACCGACCTTACAGTCGCTTTAAATTTATTAGAAGGGCAATTAAATACGGTAGTAGATGGAGTAATATTTAATAATAATTTTGATAGTTTTAAAAATACAATCGAAAGTTCGGGAATTACTGCCGTTCGCGAAAGTTATGGCACGCTAATGACTGGATTACAATTAAGCGCAACTGGTGCTTATTCGATGTCAATCGCACAGGGTACTGCTTATTCGGTCGCTATTGGACTTGCGGGAGGATTACTTGCGTGGGGAGTATCAGCAATTTATTATAATTATGCTTCTAATTCATTAGCTGCTAATACTTCAATTACTAATGCTGAAAAAATAACTATTTATAATGAAAATATTATTAAGCAAAAAGACTTATATAGCAATTATGACGTCGGATTATCAAATTTAAATATTGTTAATGGTTTTATTAATACAAAGGTTTTAACACCACAATTAATACCATCATTACAAGCAAATACAATAACTTTTAACGGAGAAGATTTAACGACCAAATTCGGCAATTACTTATTGAAAGCAGGTGGAACAATGACCGGAAGAATAAATATGAATACTGGTTTATTTGGAACACCTACTCCTGCTTATTCAACTGGTGATAGGATTACATTAAATCCATCTTCATCTCCTTCCACTTATCCATATTCGATTGGTATTAATACTAATAATTTATGGCATTGCGTCCCAAGTGGTGCTTCTTATAATTGGTATTTTGATAATGTTTCAAAATTATCATTATCAGCAACGTCTTTAACAGTTAATAATAATATTAATATTACATCAAGCGGAACAAATAAATTAATTTTTGATGATGTATTTAATAATAATAAAATCAAATTAAATAGCACTAATGGGATAGGTGTCGATTCATCTGGTGTTATTATTTGTTCTTCTGGTGCTGTTAGGTTTGCGAATTCAACAGGTTTAACCATTTTAGCAACTATTTCACCAGTAGGTGATTTCACATTTGGAGGCACTATTTATTCTGGCGCTATTTCAACAAGTGGTTCAATTGTAGCTTCTGGTTTAGCATTAGGAGCAACTGGCGATATTACAACAGTAAGAAATATAACAGCATCTGGTTTAGTAAAAGCAAATTCATTTACCGAAAATAATATTTCATTAGCATCTAAATATTTAAAATTAGATGGAAATAATGCGATGGCAATAAACGCAAATATCGCATTAACAGGCACAGGGGGATTTATTGGCGATGGTTCTGGTTTAACTAATCTTAATTATAATAATATTGCTTATAATGCTTTATCATTTCAAACTCCTTTATCTAAAAATGCTCTAAATCAGGTAAGTATTGATTTAAGTGCTTATTCTCCCACGAGTGTTAATGATGCTCGGTATTTAAGATTAAACGGTGCTAATGAAATGGCGAATACCTTAAATATACGAATATTAAATCAATACGCGATTGATATTCAAACAATTGACAGCACTTCTCCCAATTGTATAGCATTTAAAAATAATACTACTTCATATGGTTTTATCGGTCTTCCTGGGACTACTTATACAGGTAATTATGCCAATAATTTATTCTTACAATCAACCAATGGAATTATTTTTAATAGTGGTGGTATTACTTCATCCGGAACGCCAAAAATGATTATTATGAATACTGGTAGTGTAGGTATAAATACTACTAACGCAACACAAAAATTACATATTGACAGCGGAGCTTTACTTATTACAGGTAATACTGCCAGTCCAGCAACATCAAGCAGTGCTTCATTTTGGAACCAATCAGGAATTGGACCAACAATAGCAGGTGCTAATTTTTCAGTTCAAACAGGAACAACACCAATAGAACAATTTAAAATTGAAGCAAGTGGAAATGGTTTTATAAATGGTTATTTTTACGCAGGAGGATTAACAAATGGGATTAGAATTAATGGTGCTGATACTGGAAATACATTTTACCAAGATAAAACAACTATAAATGGATATGCTGGTAATATTGGTTTTACTTTAAGAGATAATAATTCTTTTAAATTTCAAGCATTTACAAGCGGACAAAATCCAAATGTATATACAACAATGGCAGAGATAAATATGAATGGTATATCATTAAATAAACCCACAACTATCAGCGGAAATTTAAAAGCAACAAATTCAATCGGTCAAATATCAGGTGCTTCTTCTTATGCTATACCACAAAATAAAATGGCAACAGGTAGTTTAACAATAGGGGATACATCAAAAAATTTCGGCGGTAGTGCTGGATGGAATGCTAATACAGCAGGATTACTTATGGAATGCCAAAATAATACGGAAATAGCAATCCACGATGCTGATACACGTATCGCTTCATTTATGTATTATGCTGGCGGAGGAACAAATCAATTTTATATCGGTAGGGATATGGGATGGGGAGCAATATCACAAGTTAATTTTTATGGTAATATCCAGATTGCTAATTCATTAACAAATAAATTAATATTTGATGATTTCACAAATAACACAAAAATACAATTATTTACTGGTTATAGTTTTGGTATTAATGCTTCCACATTAAGATATGATAGTGCTGGTGTTCATAAGTTTAACACGAATAATAACCAAACTTTTATTATTGATGCTGACGGAAATACAAGAGCAACCGGGAATATGGTTGCATCAGCATATAGCACAGCATCTCGTTATTATTGTTCCGCTACTACTTTACTTTTTTCGAGTATAGTATCAGGAGGCGCTACTATTTATGGTTGGTTTCTTAGTTTAAATGGTTATTGGTATACTGGATATTCTTATTTAACCATTTCAGCATCCGTTAATATGGCAGGTTCTGGAAATATTTTTTGTTGGAATGGTAGAGTTTATTTAAGTGCTTCCGGTGGATTATTAGTAAATGGCGGAGTTTTACAAATTACAACTGATTATAGTAATCCATCATCAGGAGGAAATGCTATAAATGTTGAAGAACGATGGGACGGATGGGGAAATAATTTTTTACGATTTTATGGGACTAATTTAAATGCTGGTGTTTTGACAATTAAAATATATGGTTAAAATAAATGGATGAGACTTTTATTTATGAACCTAATCTAATATTATTAAGAAGCACAAGAGACCAATTATTAACGCAGACGGATAAATACTTATTACCAGACTTTCCAATAACTCCCGAGAATTTAATTTTAATTAAAGAATACAGACAAAAATTACGAGATTTTAGCGATAATAATTTCATTATTCCCGACTTTCCCTTTTAATTCTCATTTCCCTTTCGTCCTTAAATCCCTAAAATAGATATAAGGATAAGGCGGATAAGTTAGATAAGAACCCAAAAAACCTTAATATGTCATCAAAAGCGCTCGCGATGGTCTCTTCCGTTATGTCTAGTATCGATAGTATCAAAGACAAAATAACGGATGGCGAGTACTTAAATTTATGCAATCTTCTAAAAGGTCTTAATGATGAGATTAAAAACCCATCAGACCAAGTATATGTAAGAAATCAGAGAGAAAGCATTGAAGACTTAATTAATGAGTTTTTTGAAAATCCCGAATTTTATCGAGAAGACGAAGAAGGAGAAAGAGTAATGACTAAGAGCGATGTATTTTTAAAATTTAATGAGTTCTTGGAAGAACTCGTGGAAGAATACCTACAAGACGAAGAAGAAACTTATTTTATTTGTGCTTGTGGTTGTTCCGTTCGTGCCCGTTGTATTTCCGATCATATTGGAGAAGAAATGCACGCTACAAACTTTTCTTATTAATTCTTTTTTATTTTTTCATCTTAATATTAAGATGAAACCAGAATATTAAAAAATAATCTTATTATAATATTAGATATAATGGGTGATATTACTACTTCATTCCCAACTTCGCTTTCATATCGTATAAAATCAATGGTTGGTAATATGTCTCGTATCGGTGTTAAAATTACACCAGATCGCCAAACTGACATAAAACCGAATGACATCATAACCTTGAAGCTCCCTAATTCATCAATTGTTGATTTACGAACATTTAATTTATTTTATCAATTTACAACAACTGGAAGCACTGGAACATTCCTTCATCCTCGATATTCATCATCATTAATCGAACGTGTAAGTATTATAATTAATGGGAATACAGTAGATATTTTACCAGCATATAATTTTTTATATAATACACTTATGTGTCTCGAAGGTTCTTCTTTTGATCAATTTTCAAAAAGAAATGTTTGTGAATTCTTCGATCCATCTTTAAGATATACAAGCGCTGATCCAACTACATCTGCCGATGTTTCTCTTGTTGGTGCTAATTGGTTAGCATCCGGAACGGCTGCCCCAAGTAAAATTGATGGAGCAATCACACATTGGTTAGGGTTCCTCGGTTCAAGTGTTCCTTCTTGTATTGATACATCTGATTTAGGTGATGTTTTCATACAAATTCAATTTGCATCCGCTTATGTTCTCCCTTCAACTATTAATGCAACTGCTCAAACACTCGCGGGAGGTTCTTTTACTCTCGATACTGTTTATGCTTCTTGTGATGTCATTTCTTTCGCAAGTGATGAATATTATTCATTAAAAGCATCTAAAATAGCATCATCTGGTCTTAATGTTGGTTTTTATTCATATCTTAATGCTCGTTTTGCTTCTGTTGCTAAAAATACTGGGATTAATGTCTCTTGGAATGTTTCAGCAAATTCATTAGATCAAATTATATGCACAATGGCAAAAACTGATCAAAACTCAGTATGGAAACCGATGATTGTTTATGGTTCTAATGATGCTGGCGCAACTGTTTATAATATGTCTCAAATTGTTGCTGACCCAATCGGAAAAACTGATAATACAGGAACTATTCGAACTGAAAAACTTGGTGATGGTTTTATGAATTCATATTATTTCATACGTAATGGACAAGCGATAAAAGAAAGCAGAATAAGTATAAATAATCGTCCTTTAAATTATGGTTTTATTACTCCAAAAGAAATTTTTATCGAAACTATGAAGGCACTCGGATATAATCATATCGACTTAGGAACAAATGGAATTAATGCTTGTATTTTCTCACTCGTCCATTTCTGCAAGTATTATTTCGCACATATTGAAGATTTAACCATCCAAGATACTAAGGATTTCTGGATTTCTGGATTAAATTCCCTTGGTTCTACTTTAACTATTACTTGGGAAGCAAATTTTAATGGAAATTTAAATGCTCAAACTTGCATCCCCGTTTTATATGCTCGTTTATCAAAAGTCCTTAATATCCAACAAGGGCGAAATATAACCGTCATTTAAATAAAACCTAAACTATAATTAGATAAATGGAGGTTTTAAGAAATAATGGGACTTTTTTTAATAATTTAAATAAAAAAGTTAGGGAAGAATACTACGCTGAAAATACGAGAAAACAATCGATTGTTAATACATATCAAAACGAACCTCAATTTCAAAAAGCTCAAAATTTAAGCAGAAATTATATGAGAACTGGTAATGCTAAATATTCTGACCCTTTCGCCTTTCATATGAGACCGAATAATTTTTCATATGATGGTCGAAAATTATCATTATTAAATACTTTGAAATTAAATGCTAAACCAAATTTTCCAGAAGTAATAACTAAGAATAAATTAAATGTTGTTGGATTTTATTAAATTTTTTTTCTATCATTATTTTAAAGATAAAAATGGATAATGAGGAAGAAACGATAAAACCTAAATTATCGAGGGTGGAATTATTAGCAAAAGCGAGACAAGCAAAAGCGGAAAAAGCAAAAGCAAAGATCGAAGAAAAAGAAGTTGAAGGAATTGTTGAAAAAGTGAAGGAAGTAAAAATTAAAAAAGAAAAACCAAAAATTGAAGTAAAGGAATTGAATGTGAAAAAGAAAGAAGAAGAACCTGAGATTGTCGAGGAAGTAGTAAGAGTTCCCGCTAATCGTCGTAAAAAGATAATTAAAAGAACGATCGAAATCGAGGAAAGCGAGACGGACGAAGAAGTAGTTGAAGAAATAGTTAAAATACCGAAGATGAAAAAGGAAATTAAGGTTTCGAGAGATGAGATGAAAAAAAAATTAATTGATGTTAATAAGCAAAGATTACTTAATGAATTATTCTCCTAAATATTATTAAGAATGATTATCGAAAAGAAAATTGATAATATCGATGATAAACCATTTGATATTAAAAAAAAGAATGTTCCCCAAAGTACAAATAATTCATTACCATCATTATTTAATACCTCATTATTCGTAGGTTCCAAAGGTACGGGGAAAAGTTATAAATTAACTAAGTTATTAAAATTATATGAACAATCTAAAATTAAGGACGATGACGGAATTGAATATGAAATGCGGGTTATTCTCATTTGTCCAACTGCGTCTAGCGGTGCTAATGAAGTTTATAAAGTCCTTAATTCATTAGATCAGGAGAATGACGTTCATTTAGATTATAATGATGAATTAATTTTAAAAATATTAGATGATATTAAATTAAAGCAAGTTGAATATGATAATATAATTAAGTATAAAAAAATTTATGATAAGTTTAATAAAATTAAGGATGTATCAAAATTGGATGATGAAGAATTGCAATTATTAGAGGAAAATGATTTTATGAAACCTGATAATATTAAACCGAAAATAACGTGGATAATATTCGATGATTTAGTCGGTCTCGGTGTTTTTAATAAAAAGGCAAAATCAATTATTTCTAATTTGACCATTAAGCATCGTCATTTAAAAACTAATTTAATATTTACGACCCAATCATATCGCCAATTGCCACCAGTCATTAGAAGTAATATCGATATTTATTGCATTTTTAAAAGTAATAGTTATAATGAGATTTTAAATAAAATTTTTGATGATGTTTCTGGTGTAATATCGATGCAAGATTTTATTGAATTATATGAGCACGCTACGGAAGAAAAAAATGATTGTTTAACAATTATTAATAATAGTATGGATAAAAGAGGAATTAGATTTTATAAGAATTATAATATTGAATTATTTGTTAAATAATTTTCTTTTATTTTTATAGATATGATAAAAAGCAATATTATTAAATCGGTTCCATACCCTGACGAATTTAGCGAAGAAGATAAAATCGAATATGATACTTTATATGCACAAGCGAGATTAATTCATCCGGATGTCGAAAAAGAAAATCCATATATTATTCACATTTCAATTATTGCGCATATTAGAGCGAAGAAAGGGATGGCAGTTGAATTTACCGATGAGGAATTAATGGAAGTTAAAAATTCATATAAATTAAAATCAAAAATAATTGAATGTGATGTACCAGAAGACCATTATATATACGATAAAGAAAATAATCCGATGTATTTCCCTTCTAAGTTAATTATTAGTACCGATGAAGATGATAAAAAACCTAATATAATATTAGAAAGTTAATTAATGTCGTTTGATACTCCTTTTACTTATAATCCTCTTCCTTATAACATTGTTGATAAAAATAATGCAAATAATCGCCAAGGACTTATTCCATTATATCAATATAAGAAAAAGCGCGTTTTATGGTTAAATACTAATTACGCCTCTTCATCAGTTAATAATGGTGGTACTACTTATTATGAATTCTCGTTCGATGTTCCACCATTCCAATTATATAATCAAACTAAATTAAGCGTCATTTCTTTTACATCAAATGAGAATACCGCAAAACCCTTATTTATAAAAGTAAAGAATTTAAATTATGATGTTGGGAGCACTTGGTGTAGTGATAAAGAAGGTTTTCCGATGTTATTGGTCGCACATTTTGGAGCGATTGGAATGCTTCAAAATAATATTAATTCATTAACATTAGTCCCGCAATTAATAAATAATATTACTTTAAAAATAAATGATAGTTTCATTGCTCGCGATACTGGTTTTACAATTAGCGCCCAAGGAGTAGGACATTTAATAATAGGACTTTTATTCGAAGATGAAGATTTAGTATCTGATAATATAGTATCACAATATAAATAGGAAGATGACATTAACACAAGATATTTTTTATTCTAGTGAGTTTAAAAAGTCATATGAATTTAATTATAATTTTAGTATTCCTTTGGATGTTAATATCGATATTCGAAATAATGATAAAATTAAATTTAAATTAATCGACTTTTCAATTATGAATTCGATGCTGAATATTTCATCTTATCATAAAAATAATTCTTTTAAAGTACGTTATATTACTACTGATTATATTATAACAATTGATGATGGGAGTTATACCGCGACTTCATTACGTGATTATATTAATTCTAAAATAGTTGCTTTAAATATCCCAATTGCATTTAATTATGATAAAAGCACTAATAAATATTGGTTGCTTACTTCCTTAAATGTCGTAGCAGGTCAATTATTCTTTTATCCCTTAAATTGCTCTTCTTTATTTGGTTTTATTAAATCTTCATATGAATTAATTTATCCTAATAATTATTATTCGGAAACATTCGTTAATATGCTCCCATATTCGAAAATAGTACTTGTAAGCGATTTAATATTTGATACTAATACTCAAAATAATTTTCAAAATAGATATTCGGCAAATTCGGGTATTGGTGATATTATATGCTGGGTTCCTCGTGATATTCCTTTATTCTCGACCATTAATTATTTTAATACTAGTAATAGGGAAATTGAAATTTCAAATAAGAATATTAAATCGATCAATTTCGCTTTAATGAATGAATATCAAGAATATATCCTCGATGCTCCCATTTCATATATTCACTTCCAATTAATAACCTATGATAAAACTAATTGGACTAAGCGTTTTTACAATTTATTAAATGATATTACCTATTATTTAATATCATTATATTTTAAAAAATAATATCATATTATATTAGATTATAATGGATTTTATCGGAGGTGCGGTCGATATTGCCGAGAAATTGGGAACTGCTTATGGTGATTATAAAACAGGGAAGGCAGTGCGCCTAGGGAGTTATAAAGGATCGGAGAACGTAAAACAATTAGGACATTATAATACATCGGGGAAACAATTGGGAATTTATCACGGATAATATTTATCTAACTTGTCTATTATTTTTTCTTTTATTAGTACTACTAATTATTTATTCTTAATATAACTTATCCAATGATTATTTTTTTATTAGTAATACTTATTATTATTCTTAATATAACTTATCCAATATTTATATTAATATTTACTTTAAACAATATTTACCGTACTTTTTTTTTAAATTGAATTATAATTATTTTTAATATTTTAAAATTTTATAAAACTAGTTTAAAAAAAAATTACGGTAAATATTGTTTAAAGGAAGAATAATAAGGTTTTTAGACAAGTTATATTAAACCTTATTAAAGTAAAAATAAATAATATTAGATAAGTTATATAAATATTATTCTTGAATTGTGGGAAAAACACGAATATTACTGGTTCCAAGTTCATCATTAATATTAATATTAATACTATTAATATCGGAAAGTAATGAATTATTTAATTCAGTTAAAACCGTTTCAAATGTAAATGAAATATCCAAGTTTTCATCTTCGCTTTCTTTTATCTCTTTTAAAGCATTGCAAATATTTAAATATTCACCGTCCGTTATTTTTTCTTTAATATCATCGATTAAAGACATCAATTTAATATAATTATTTTCATTCATTTTTAAATAATCTTATATAACTTATCCTTAAATAATTAAGCATCCCATAAAAGAAAGCGCGATAAGTTATTAGGAGAATATTTATCATTCCTCCAATCTCCTTTAATCTTAGAAGTCCTATTTAAATAGTTATTTCTTCGTTCTTGGTCTCCGTGCTTCGTATAATCTTCGTATCCCATTTGTCCGAAATGAACAAACTTATTATTAAAAGGGTTATATATCATATATTTTTTATCTTTCCTATTACTTATAAATATTTGAGTATTACCCCCGTAAACTCTTCGAGCATTCTCGAATACTTTTAAAGGGTTTGAAACCCTTTTTAATTCTTCTTCTTTCATTTTAATTAATGATTAGAAATAATAATATGGTTTTTATTTTTCATCTTATTATTTAATTAGATAATGAAAAAAGAAATTATTTATAAAATTTGTTTAGGTGTATTCATATCTTGGGAAGTATATTATTCATATTGGTGGTTTAAGATACATAAAATAATTTAATATTTATATATATAATGGATAATATAATTATTAGTGAAGATCAATGTAATAAAATAAATTTTGATAAAGGTGGTATATATTATCATCTAAAAAGTAATATTTATTGTTTAAAAGATGATAAAAAAATTTATCCCATTCGTGTATGTAAAAAATGTAATGAATACTTTGATTTTAAAAAAGGTAAAAAAATATGTAATGAATGTCTTTAAATATTGATTACCTTTATTTTCTTGTTATTTATTAAGATTAATGCCTAATAAATGGGTTCAAGCATTAAAAGAATATAATAAAGGAAAATCAGAGTGGTGTATTCCTAAAAAAGGAGGAAAAGAATATCAAGATATTAAAAAAATTATGAATGGAGAGACAAATGAACAAAATAAAAATAAAGAAAAAATAAAAGAATATAAAAAAAAATTAGATGATATATTAATTAGTTTTCTCGAAATAAATAATTTAATAAATACTAATATAAATCAAAAAAGAAATACAAATGAAGAATTTAGAAAAATATACGATGAACTCGATGGAGCATTTAATATTTATATGTCATATACATTTTATACTGTAAATGATATAAAATTAGTTATAAAAGAATATAAACAAAAAATAAACGAATATAAAAAATTATTAAAAAAATTAAAAATGATTTAATAATCATTAGATAAGTTATATTAAAAAATAATAATAAAATAAAATAATAAAATAAGTAAGAATGCCTATTTTAGAACATCGACTACCGAAGGACGAAGGGAAGAAATCATTACTCCATGCCATATTATTCCCAAAGTCTTTATATACTCCTAAACAATGCAAAGACTGGTTAAACTCTCATAATTATAATTATATTCATAATAGGGATACTATTAATTATCATCGATTTCGAATTAGAGAACAAATAAAAGGAATGTCCTTTTATACCATTAAATTAAATAATGGTATTCAAATGGTATATATGAGATAATTATTTTTATATAACTTATCTAATATTATTTATTTTTACTTTAATAAGGTTTAATATAACTTGTCTAAAAACCTTATTATTCTTCCTTTAAACAATAAATACCGTAATTTTTTTTTAAACTAGTTTTATAAAATTTTAAAATATTAAAAATAATTATAATTCAATTTAAAAAAAAAGTACGGTAAATATTGTTTAAAGTAAATATTAATA